TATACTATATATACTATAGTACTATTATAAATAACCAACCGCAAACTAAACTAGGATAATTAAATATATATTATATAAAACATAGTTGTCAAGTTTTTATTAAATTAAATCATGTCAGAATACAAAACATTATACCAAAAAGCTTTATCTGGTGACTTTAAAATTGGTAACGTTTATGAAAACTTAGAGCGTTGCCGTGAGATATCAGCAGAACTAAAGCTTATGGATGTTATAGACCCCAACTCAAAGCAAATAGGTTTAATATCCGAATTGTTGTACCGCATGAAAAATATGCCGGAACTACAGATATTAGACGTAAACCTGTTTACAGACGAAGAGCCTAATTAGTTGGCACTAAGCCGTACTATCAAAGGCGTTAAGCATTTTGCTTACGAATCTGAACTGGAGTTTCGTACTGCACATCCTAACACACCTCTGATTACAGACTGGAAAAAAGCAGAGGAGGGGGACTGGTGCCTTGCAGACGATGGTAAAATAGTGCAAGTACTTAAAAAAGGTTCTTTTGCTTACAAGAGAAAGAAAAAAACTCCATATACAAGAACGATCATAGGAATGTTTAGTTTAAAAAGTAAACTTCCTTTTAGTGGTTCAGTTAAAGATGAAATGTATAGGTTTACAAAACGATCTGGATACGATGTAGCAACTCAAGGCTATTTAACATCGGCTAAAAAAAACTTTGCAAAGTATATTGCACATGGTATGGAACCCATAGAAGCATATCAGAAAGCTTTTCCAACTACAAACAGTTTAGACTATGCAGAGAAAAGATCAACACTACTACTTAAAAACAAAACAGTGAGGCAAGCAGTGGATAAAGAAATAGAAAACTTAATGTCAGAGGTAGGTATTACAAAAAGATACTTGCTAGAAAGTACTAAAGACGTTGTAGACAAAGCAGATGCAAAAGACAATGATAAGCTTAGAGCCTTGGAGACACTGATGAAAATATCTGGTTTGCTATCTACAGAAAAGAAAGTAGACTCAGTAGCACTGATACAAGAGTTCTCTGGGTTTAGTAGAGACAAACTCAAAGCATTTGAACAGGGTATATTACCAGAAACAAAGAAACAATTATCTGAATGAGTTTTAATATTACCCCACCTCGATCAGAGATGGACAGAAGAGATGAGGTACTAGCAAAAGCATATAAAAATCTTATCTACTTTGGAAGAGCCTTTCTTCCTAATGACTTTCTAAAAAAATCAGAATCAGCACCCTTTCATTACGAAATGGGTCAGAAGATGATAGATACAAGACCCGGAGCTAGAATATGCAATATTATACCAAGAGGTCATGGTAAATCTGTAGTAGCCAAAGCCGCTATCATGCATAAACTTTGCTTTGCGGCTGATGACCAGCAACATTTTATTGCATGGGTATCAGAAGAACAGTCACAGGCTATAGACCATCTAAAGTATATCCGCTCTCACTTTGAAAACAATAAAATGATACGATACTACTTTGGTAATATGGATGGTGGTAGTGTAGGTAAACGCTGGACAGAAAAAGATTTAGTTACACCCAAAGGTGACAGGGTAATATCCAAAGGTACATCACAAAGACTTAGGGGTAGGGCAGAAGTAGATGTACGGTATACTGGTATTGTTCTTGATGACTTTGAATCAGAACTTAACACAAAAACGCCAGAAAGACGTGCAGATATCAAAAAATGGATCGTATCCACAGTGTACCCTGCTTTAGAAGAAACACCGGGCAAAGAGGGCTGGATATGGCTTTCTGGAACTATTGTACACTATGACTCTTACCTGCAAATGACGTATGATGGTTGGAAAAAAGCACAAGAGGACAAAAGGACATATCCTTGGGACGTAAACTTTTACAGAGCTATAGAAGATGGTAAACCGTTATGGGAGTCGCAGTTTAGTAAAAAGAAACTAGATGCAAAGAAGAGAGAGTTTATTGAAGCTGGTTTAGTCAATAAGTTTGCTCAGGAGTATATGAATGATGCTAGAGATGTTACCAGTGCATCGTTTAAGATAGACAGAATACAGTACTACAACGGAAGGGTTGAATGTAAAAATAAATTTAATTACCTTATAGACGGTGAAGATGCGATACCAATCCATATCTACATGGGTGTTGACCTTGCGGCAACAGCTTCAGAGACTTCTGACTATCAAGTCATACTGGTCATGGGCATTGATTCCAGCAATAATCGATATGTACTGGAGTATTTTCGTGAGCGTATACCAACATTCGATATTCCGAAAGAGATTATTAGACTTGCAAACAAATACAGTCCTGTACGTAGAGTCACGATTGAGACAGTTGCGGCACAGGAGATGGTTCGGGATATGGTTACACGGCTTTCCGCAAAAGAGAAAAGACTTCTTCCGGGTATATTTAAGGGAGTTAAGCCTCCGGCTAGAATCAAAAAACAAGACAGGTTGGAAACTACCCTTGGCCCTATTGTCAATTCTAAGAAATTGTATATACAAAGAGAAATGACAGAGCTAGTAGATGAGTTCTTTGAACATCCTAAGCCTAGAAATGATGATGTTATGGATGCTTTGTATTATGCAGACTACTTTGCAAAAGCACCAAAGAGTAGCAGGTCTAAACTAGAATCTATTGAAAACGTTGATAATCATCCTATACGCAAGATACAAAACAAAGCATACAACTGGATGACAGGTTCTAGACTTTAAATGTTGCACTATTACATTGTTTATTGTTAAGATAAGATAGCTAAATACACACATGCCAAGGTACTCAACAAGATCAAAGAAAAGATTAGCAACTTGTGACAAAAGGTTGCAGAAGGTGTTTAATGAGGTTATTAAGCACGTAGACTGCTCTATACTGGAAGGTCACAGAAGTAAGGAGAGGCAAAATAAACTATATGATGAAAAACGTACTAAGGTTAGGTATCCTAATGGTAGGCATAACTCTAGCCCTTCTAAAGCCGTTGACGTTACCCCTTATCCTGTGGATTGGGAGGACAGGGAACGACAAACCCTCTTTGCTGGGTTCGTTATTGGCATTGGTAGGAGCATGGGCTATAAGATAAGATGGGGTGGAAACTGGGACATGTATTCAGAGAAAGGTAGATGGGAAGTCAAAGACAATCGCTTTGATGACTTTCCACATTTTGAGATTAAAGAATAATGCCCGGCACTACAGATACAGTAAAAACAATTTTAACACCCGGTGAATTTGTTATCCGCAAAGAAGCCGTAGATATGATAGGAGTTCCTATGTTGAACATGATAAACAATATGCCAGAAAAGGGTGGGCACTCTAATATCGATAAGCTCATCGAGATGGCAACAACAGAAAATATGAAAGGCATGTACGGTGGCGGCATGGTAAAAGCTGGGCCTAAGCCCATGGGTCATGGTGGTATGGTAGATGCATATCGTGGTGGCGGTATGGTGATGGATCAGTATGGTCACGGTGGCATGGTAAAAAATAAAATGATGAGCTATGGTCATGGTGGTATGGTCAAAGATAAGATGATGATGATGGAAAAAGGTGGACAGTTAAAACCAGTACCAGAAGACAATCCCGGTTTAGGTAAGTTACCAGAAAAGGTAAGAAACCGTATGGGTTATATGCAGATGGGTGGCATGGTAGATGATTCACTTATGGGTATGATGGGTGGTGGAATGGCCATGAAGAAAAACATGATGGGTATGCAGGAGGGTGGAGGCGTAATGCTACCACCTCAACCTATGGATCCGCTACAGATTGGGGTTAGACAAGCAGACCCTTCTATGTATGAAGGTAGCACATTGGGTGCTATGAGAGATCAGGCTATGATGTTGCAGGATAGCATAGAACAGGATACAGTTAACAAGGCAAAAAACAGTTTAAAGTTAATGGCTCTAATAGACAGTTTAAGACAAGCTGGTGCAGGAGAGTCAGTAGACTATATGCCAATGAGGCCAATGCCTTCCACTAAAGCAGACTCTATGAAATTGAGAGATTTAATGGAGTTTTTAAATATGCAACAAATGCAAAGAATGTCTCAATAGGCTTACATGGAACAAGACCCAAGAGCATTATATAACGATGAACTGTACCGTCAGTGGCGTGACTCACGTTCTGACTGGGATACAGAAGCTCGTAAGGATATTGATTTTTATTTAGGTAATCATTTTAGCCAAGATGAATCTGATGAGTTATCACAGCGTAATCAGGCAGACATACCTATGGATCGTGTATCTGCGGCTATTGAAAAATTTAAAGCAGTCTTAACTGCAAGAGCACCAGCTTTTACATTGACTCCAAGAGAAGACTCAGACGTGCAGGTCGCTACTCTATGGAGAACAATCATGGGCTATGTGTGGCAAAACTCTGATGGTGACTGGCAAATGAAACAGGCCATACAGGATTATGCTACAACAGGAATGGGTTATCTATATGCTTATATAGATTCCGAGTCAGATTTTGGTAGAGGTGACGTTAAGTTTACCTATGTCGATCCGTTTAGAGTATATGCTTCTCCTAGCTCTCGTGATCGTTGGTTTAGCGATTCTGATGGTATTATCCTTTCCACCATCTTAACAGGTGAACAAGCCGTTAACCTCTACCCAGAATTAGGAGACAGAGTTGATCCAGTAACAGGAGAAACCATACCCGGTCTAATTAACGATATATCTGGATTTACATACGATGAAGAAGATTATCCATCTTCTCAAAATAAAAACTCAATGGTGGTATTTACACCAGCAGATGTAAAAGATAAAGACTATTATCAAGTAAAGAAGTATCAGGTACTAGAAAGATTTTTCAAAGTAAAAGTTCCTTATTACAGAGTTATCGATATGAAGACCCAAGAAGAGGATATTCTTTCTCAGGAAGAGTATACTAAGTTCTTTGAGGAAAACTCAGATGCTTTTGACATTGGAGCATTTACAACTATAGAAGTTTTACAAACTCGTGTAAAAGTGTGTGCATCGATGGGTGAGGTTGTGCTATATGAACAGATACTTAATACCGATGAATATCCAATAGTGCCCCTTCCAAATATCTGGACTGGCACTCCTTATCCTAAGTCAGATGTCTCAAGGGCTAGACCTATGCAAAGACTTTTAAATAAGTTATGGTCACTTGCATTGTCACATGCACAAGCTTCAGCAGGATTAAAATTGTTAGTCCCTTTGGGTAGTGTGGACGATATAGATCAGTTAGAGAAAGACTGGGCAAACCCCAATGCCGTAATAGAAGTTGATTCATCCCAAGGTGAACCGCACTACCCAGCCCCTCAACCTCTAGCTGGCGAGTTTTACAGGTTGATACAGCAGTCAGAGTTTTATATAGATTTTATATTTGGACTCCCTGAGATGATGCATGGTTTTGCAGAGAAAGCTCCAGAGACTATGAGAGCTACAGAAAGAATGATTGCTTTAGGTAGCGAGAGACCAAAGTCTAAACTTAGAGACATAGAGTTTAGTATGAATAAGTTGGGTAAGGTGTTGTATAACCTATCCAAGGGTCATTACACATACAAAAAGATTTTTAGATTGGCACAGCCAAATAACAATATAACAGAAGTCATGGCTAACTTTTACACAGATGTATCTCAAGCTGTGTTAGACCTAAAGAAAGAAAGACATAAGTTAGATCAGCATGACGTAAGAATTGAGCCCGGATCAACATTACCATCTAGTAAATATGCAGAGCTTGCTGTTTACTTGGAAGCGTTCCAGTTAGGAATTGTTGATCGTTACGAGGTGTTAAAGAAGAATCCTGAATTGTTTGATAAGGAAGGTATTATGCGTAGAACAGAAGAGAAGCAGTTGTTGCAACAGCAGATACAGGCAATGCAGGAACAGATAAAGAATTTGCAGGGTGACTTGCAAACTGCCCAAAGAGAGTCTGTCAGTGATAGAAAGAGAGTTGAAGTCGAGAAGTTTAAATCTAGACTATCCGAAATCAATTCTGAGTCTAAAGCAGATAGAAGGGTACAACGTGGAAAACTAGAAAATGAGGTGAAGCTTGAGGTTGAGAAATTGGCTAATAATCTGAAAGATGTTCAGAGAAAAGTCAGTTCTGCTCCAGAAGCCTAAAGACATCTAAGGAGAAACTATGTCAACACTAGAACAACAGGAAGTGAATGTCCCTAGCGAACAGCCCGGTGCTAATAGTGCTTTTGAAGAGGATATTATCAGTCAGCAGGCAGGCCCAGAGCTTGTTGCTGAAAATCAAGAACCTACACAAGAACAGTCTACTTCTATAGATTATGAAGCAGAAGCAAAGAAGTTTCAATCTATGTATGATCGTGCTCAGGCCGAAAATGCTAAGTTGCAACAAGGTGCTCAAATACTTCAGCTATTGGAGCAGAGACCAGACTTGGTAAAAGTTCTTGAAGATGGTATTGCCGGAAAACAAACACAACAGCAACCAGAGCAAACAGTCAGCAAGGAAGAGTTCAATCCTTGGGAGCTAACTGAGAAAGGTACTAAAACTGGTGATGCTTTTGCATCAGAAATGACTAATATGATTGACCAGAGATTAAATTCTAAGTTGGCTCAACAACAACAACAGATGCAGGCTGAAATGCAAATGCAAAACACTGTGAATGAATTAAGAGGAACATATAAGATGTCAGATAATGACATAAGTAGTTTCTTACAGTTTACAACACAGCCAAAAGAGAGAGTAGGTTTGAACAACCTAGTTAAACTTTGGCAGATGCAAAACGGTCAATCTGTTGCAAACAATGATACAATGGAAGCGGTAACTGCGGCAAAGCAGGCTCCTCGCACAGCAGGAGTGCTTCAAGGACAGCCACAGACATCTCAACGCAATGATGCTGATAAGATGTTTGACTCGATCATATCGACTGGAGGTTCTGGAAGATTACCGTGATTAATAATAACCACATAACACAAAGGTAATAAAATGGCAATATCATTTAATTCTGGAGTATTAAAATCCAGTGATATAACAGCTACTACCTCTGATGCTGGTGTAGGTCAAAGACCGGATAGAAGACGAATATTTAACTTCGGTGACAGAGTTGCCGAGTTAGTTCCAGAAGAATCACCATTCTTCGTATATCTTAATCAGGTTGCTAAGTCACCTACCGATGACCCCGTGTTCCGTTATTTAGAAAATCGTAACCGAATTAGTTTTACAGACCGTTCTTTTTTAATTAAAGGTGCTGTTGGATCGGTTTCCGCAGGTACTTCGTATTCATTTACTGTTGATACTGCTGGTGGAGCCGCTGTAGAGTTTCTTATTAAAGGAATGGTTTTAGCTATCGGAACAAAAGACGATACAGATGGGTACGGTCAAGCGTTAGTGAGAGTAGATTCAGGAGTTTCTCATGGCAGTTCAGATTCTACATTTACTGGTAAAGTAATTGATGTTTCTGCTGTAAGCGGTAGTAATAGCATCGCTGATAATGACGTAGCTCAAATCATAGGTTCTTCATTTGAGGAAGGTTCTGGTTCACCCGATGTATTCTCTTCTGAGTTAGAAGATGATTTTGGGTACACCCAGATTTTTAAAACAGCGGCAGAGATGACAAACACTGCTTATGCAACTCGCTATCGTGGGTATGCTGAAGAGTGGAATCGTATCTGGGCTACCAAGTTACGTGAGCACAAGATTGACATTGAAAGAGCCATGCTCTTCGGTCAAAAAGCTCGTGTAGGAGGTATCCAATACACAGAGGGTCTAGTTGGTCACATTGTTAAAAATGTAAGTCCTACTGCGGATGATTCTGCTTTTAGCTACTCATCTGGAAATGCCTATTACAGAAGCGTTGCTCAGTCAGAGCTAACTTACGATAGGTTACTTAGTGACCTTGAAGTTATCTTTGATCCAGCTAGGGGTGGAATGTCAGAGAAACTGGTTCTATGTAGTTTACCAGTCATCACATTCTTCAACAAGCTCGGAGATGGTGCTTTCTTGGATGCATCTGTTGGCCATTCAAGTGGCCCTTACAGAATTAATTTTGATTCTAGAGAGGGTTCATTTGGTCATTCAATTATGGTGATAGATACAATACACGGAACATTGAATCTTGTAAAAGAGCCATTGTTTAGAGGTATTGCATCTGGATTTATGTTGATGGCTGACATGACTCAGTTGGCATATCGTCCGTTAATTGGTAACGGTATCAATCGTGATACGCAAGTTATGACTAACGTACAGGCGGCTGATGAGGATTTAAGGAAAGATATGATCTTGACCGAAGCTGGTCTTGAAGTAACTCTTCCTGAATCACATGCACTGTTTAACCTAGAAGGAGTCTAAGATGAGAGCTGATTATCTTAATAATAATAGCGGTAAAAGCGATCTAAAGCTGAAGGTGGAAGTTGTAAATGCGGCTAAAACTTTAACTGCTTTAGATTCTGGTAAGGTTTTTATGATTCAGCAAGACTCTGCTTATGAGATTACTTTGCCACTAGCGGCTACTGCTGGTGCAGGTTGGCACGCTAAGTTCATCTTATCCGAAGTTGCATCTAACGCAGTGACTATTGCTAATAACACATCTGAAGATACTATTGTTGGAACAACAGTAGGTGCTGATGGTAATGCTGGTAGTAGTGCTGAGTCTGCTGTTGATGAAATTCAATTCATTAGTGGTGCGGCTCTAGGAGATCAGGTTGAGTTAGTTTGCGATGGTGCAGTGTATTACGCCAAAGCACAAGCTCACGATGCGGCTCATATAACCATATCATAATCCGAATCAATAAGGATAACAGTTTTAGGTACTGTAGGGGTTGTCAATAAAAGATAGCCCCTAAAACCTAAAAAGGAGAAACTATGAAAAAATGTATGCATTGCGATAAAGAAAACAGAGAGGGATGGTTTTACTGTAAATATTGCGGTAAAAAAGCTTCTGAAAGCAAATTCACCACAAACCTATGGATGACATCTGATTTAGGAAAGAGAACAGACGTAGAGCTATCAACTCAGTCTATGGGTGATAACATACAGAAGATGAGAAAAAATTTAGGTTATGCCAGCTAAGAAAAAGCGTAAGTCCCCTGCTTGGCAAAGAAAAGCAGGTAAGAATCCTAAAGGTGGTTTAAACGCTAAAGGTAGAGCCAGTTACAATAGGCAGACAGGGGGAAACTTAAAAGCCCCTGTTAAGTCTGGAGATAATCCTAGAAGAGCTAGTTTTCTTGCTAGGATGGGTAATATGCCCGGGCCTGAAAAGAAAGATGGTAAACCCACACGTTTACTACTGTCTTTAAGAGCGTGGGGTGCTAGTTCAAAAGCTGATGCTAGAAGAAAAGCAAAGGCGATAAGCAAAAGAAACAAAGCTAAAAAGAAGAGGAAGAAATGAATAAAAAAGTAAAAGCACCACAAGGTTATCATTGGATGAAAGCTGGTGCTGGTTATAAATTAATGAAGAACCCTAGAGGTGGTTACAAAGCTCACAAAGGTTCTAGCTTAATGGCAAGTTTTAAAGTGCAAATGGTGCACAGTAACGCAAAGAAAAAAGGAAAGTAACATGAAACATAGTAAAGCAGGATACGGTGGTAAAAAGTCTATGAAGAAGAAGAAAAAGAAGATGATGAAGAAAAAGAAGAAATAATGGCCAAGACTGTTAGTTGGATGTGGGGTGGCAAGAGACATTATGGAACCTTGATAAGAGAGACAAAAACCCATAAGTTTGCTAGAACAAAAAACGGTAAAGTTAAGAAGATTAAGAAGTAGTGGCTAGAAAGAAAAAAGACCCGAAAGTTGGCACGGGTAAAAAGCCAAAGGGAAGTGGACGTAGGTTATACACAGATGAAAACCCAAAAGATACAGTAAGAATTAAATATGCAACGCCTGCTGATGCCAGAGCAACGGTTGCAAAGGTAAAAAGAATTAGAAAGCCTTTTGCTCGTAAGATACAGATACTAACAGTTGGAGAGCAGAGGTCAAAGGTAGCGGGAAAGCGAACACAGGTACAGATTTTTAAAAAGGGTAAAGAAGCGATTAGAAGGACAAATAAAAAGAAAAAGTAGTATGGCTAGGAAGTTTAAAAAAGTACCAAAGACAAAACGAGGCGTACCCAAAAAATATGTTAAAGGCTCTAAGAACCAAAAGAAAACACAGGATGAGATATTAAGAACACGTAAGATGTACAGAGAAGGTGCATTGACACCTGCAATGATGGATATGATATCGAAACAAAGGAGTAAGAGTGGCAAGAAAACCAGCAAAAAGAAAACCAGCAAGAAAAAAAAGCGGAGGAAGTAAAGCCGCAGTTATTGCTAAGTATTCCAAAAGCTCTGGAATATCAAAAGGAACTTTGTCTAAGGTGTATTCAAGAGGTTTGGGTGCGTACTACTCCAGTGGTTCTAGACCCGGGGTCAGTGCTCATCAATGGGCCGCTGGCAGGGTAAGAAGTTTTGCTACGGGTAAAGGTGGGGCTAGAAAAGCAGATGCAGATTTAATACGTGGTGGTAAGAAAAAAACAGCTAAAAAGAAAACAACGACTAGAAGAAAGAAGAAATAATATATGGCAACATTTGAAGCACAGGTAGAAGCGTTAACAAGTTTAGATATAGATGGTAGCAGTGCACCAACTCAAGCAGAGCTAACTCAGTTCTTAACAGATGGTGCGGCTGAGGTTATCAACTCTATGCCACCACGGTTAAAGTTGTTATGTGCAACAGAAGATACTTTTACAAGTACGGCAGTAGGTAGCGAAGCAGAAACATTGGATTCTTCTTCTGTTTTATCCGTTACAAGAAATGACGGGACAATAGATCAGCCATGTCGTGAGATACCTGCTGTATTAAGAGGTAAAGCTTCTGATAGTGATGATATGATAGCGGCTACAGCTACAGACCCCGTGTATTATATTTATAATGGAAAGTTAAATGCATTACCAGCATCAGGGACTTGTAAGTACCTAGAGGTTAACAATCCTACAGTTGCTTTTGATGCTTCATCTATAAGTAATTTTCCAGATGAGTATGAGTATTTAGTTCCTCTTTACGGTGCAATAAAGTCTCTGACAAATAAAATAAATAGCTTAATAAAAGCAGATTTAAGTATATCTGCATCAGCACCAAATGCTCCTAGTCTGGCTACGCTGTCTTATTCAAATGCTAGCAACGCAGATGCTAGTTCTAGTACAGTGAGTGCCATTACTGTTTCTACGGTTTCCGTTGCAGATACGAGTGGTAATGTGCCAACATATACAAAGCCTAGTACCACCGTTAACTTTGGAAGTGGTAATAATTTTGATACCCTATTAGGGACTGATGAAGATACTGAGTTAGCATCTGTAGAATTGCAAAAACAAAATCAGTTGCTTGATGCACATAGAACAGATATACAAAATGAATTAAATGAATTTAACAAAGATAACGTTAGGTATCAGGCTAGTGTGCAGGCAGAGCTTGCAAAGCATAATACTGATTTACAGGTAGCTTTGAGACAGGCTCAACTTGATGCGGCTGATGCACAACAAGAAGCATCTCAAGCAACGGATGTAGACAAGTTTAACAAGTCTCAAGACCAAGCGTTGGATTTGCAAAACAAAGCTCAGACCTTGCAGGCGGCCATACAAAATAATGACGATTTAGTTTCTAAGTTCTTAGCAGAGTTAAATAAGTACAGTGCATTGGTAAATTCTGAGGTTCAAGAATATTCCCAAAATCTTGAAAATAATCAACGTAATTATACCATGTATAGTCAACAGCAAATTAAATTACAAGCAGATTATGATAAAGGGATACAGGCGTTGAGGTAATGGCAATACATTCTCTAACAGTAAAACAGATTATCAGTAGGGTACGACAGGTTTTTCCTGATGCACCAGAAACATATATCATATCTTTAATTAATGATGCTATTAATGAGCTTGGACAATACTCTCAAAAGTCAATGTCTGCAAAAGTTAACATAGTAGCAAATCAAACGTTTTATGATTTATCAGATAGTGCTGTAGATTCTTCTAGTAACGCAATGGGGATAAACAAGGTATATAGAGTAGATATAATGGATAATGACGGTGATTACATAAGGATTCCAAGGGTACTGGATGGTGAGCCACTTATGTTTGATATTACTTCAGAGTCTGCAATAGAGGAGCCTTCATAATGGCTAGCAATATAAAACATCCAGAAGATAAGGTATTGTACTTTATCAGAGGAGATCATTTAGGATTAATTACAACATTTTCTTCAACAGGTGAATCAAGAACAGATAGGAAAGCTTTTCAAGCGTTTGACCACTCGGTTACAAACGGACTACTTATACATTATTATGGAAATCCTAATAAGGTTACAGCAATCACGGATACTCCAGATGTTGATAATTTATATCATTCTGCGATTGTGGATTATGTAAAGAAATGTTTATACATGGATCGTGCAGGAAAAACATCGGATGGTAACAGAGCACAGATGGCAATGAACCTGATGATGAGACATGAAAGAAAATTTGATATGGCCATTAAGAAATATGGCACAAAGAAAAGAAGTAAAACTGGAGGAACCAGAGCAGTCGTTCCAGCTAGTTTTACATAAGATTACTGATTGATTATTTGTCTTGATCTAGGCTAAGTTTCACGACATATAATTTAACTATATGAATGCTTTAAAGCGGTGGTGGTGGAAATATAGGATAGATTATGTCAGACATAAATAAATTTACTACAAAAGAAGTACTAAACAAGGTACTTCTAGATTCTTCAGGCAACTCCGTAGCCGCAAATTCTCACACATCTCAAGAAGCGTTAAACGCCGTACTTGATACTTCTAATAACAGACTTAATGTATCTCTTGGTGGTAGCAATACTATTTCAGGTGATGTTACGATTACAGGTGATTTAACCGTACAAGGTGGGGGTAGTTTAGCTTTTGATGAGATAATAGAAGGAAGTCTTAAGGTTAAGAGAGCTAGTGCTGGAAGTATTACAGTACCAGCCGTATCTGATGATTTGGTAATAGAAAACAACGACAATGCTGGTATATCAATATTAACCCCAGATGATAAAATGGGAACAATTGGTTTTGGTAGTCCTTCAGATGCTATAGCTGGTATGATTAGATATGAAGAAACTAACAAAACTATGATTTTTGGTACAGTTGAAGGTACAAGTGCTGGTAATATAAAATTCCTTACAGCTAATGAAGTTACTGCGATGACTATAGACTCAAGCCAAAACGCAACTATTACTGGAGACTTAACTGTCACCGGTGGAGATATTTTTTCTGCAAATCTTGGACTCCAAACAACAAACGGAACAGGCACTATATTTTTAAGTGGAAATACTACAATAAATGATGCTGGGAATGATGTAGACTTTAGAGTTGAGTCAGATACAAATACACATGCTTTTTTTGTGCAAGGTTCAGATGGTAATGTTGGTATTGGAACTACCCCTTCATATACTTTAGATTTGTCTACATCTTCCAATAATATGGCAAGATTTAATTCTTCTAATAGCACAGGAGGAACATTAAGGTTTGCACAAGGTGGAAACAATAAATTCTTTTTAGGTATGTTTTCATCTATAAGTGGTAGTGGTACAGATTATTCTCCATTTTTATTAGCTGAAACAGGATTAGGTTTAAGTTTTGGGGTAAATGGAACTGCAAGCAAGGTGATGACCCTTGATAATGCTGGTAATATTGGTATTGGAACAAGCTCTACAACAATAGATGCAAAGCTTCATGTGGTTGGTAATTCTGATTCAGTAGCGGCTTTTAAAATTGGTGCAAATGATACTCATGGATTTTCTTTCTTTGAAAGGTCTACAGATGGAGATTTAAGAATTACAAAAGAAGTTTCTGGAACTCATGTTGATGTTATTAATATAAAAAGAGCCGATGGAGATGTTCAATTTTTTAATAATGTTGAAATACAAGATATAGCAAAAGTTGAATCATTACAGTTTTTTCAAAATTCAGTTAGTACGGGTGCAGATGTCGCAATAAGTAGACCTACCACAAATACATTAGCTTTTTACACCAATAATGGTACTGAACGCCTTAGAATAGATGCATCTGGAGACTTAAAACTTCAAGAAAGATTAATATTTAGTGGTACAAATGATACAATAAGTGGCCCAAGTATAAATTTACACTCAAATAATTATCTATACATAGCTGGTGGAAGTTCGGGAGTGATAATTGGAGACGATAGTACTGCTTCAAGAATGCAAATTTTAGATAATTCCGATGTTCAATTTGAAGTTGCTTCAAGCGTTAGGTTTAAAATTAACACCAACTCCAGAATTTCACTTTCTAATAATGATGCTGGTGGTACAACAGGAACAGATAGCACAAGTGGGAACACACTTTTCGGATATTTAGCTGGTAGTAGTATTCAAGATACTGGTATAGATAATACTTATATAGGGCATAAAGCTGGAGCAAGTACCACAACAGGAGACAATAATACCGCAATCGGAGCAAGAGCGTTAACTAATATAACTACTGCTGGTCAATCGGTCGCAATTGGTGAGCAATCTGGATATAGTGTAACAGACCATGGAAATAATATTTTTATAGGTTGTCAGGCAGGATACTACCAAAAAGGAGAATCAAATGTATTTATAGGTAAAGATGCTGCTTTAGGTGCAGTTGGTTCTAATAATGATGGTACAGTTGCTATTGGATTTAAAAGTTTGAACGCATTGACTTCTGGTGCTAAAAATGTCGTAATAGGTTATGAATCAGGAAAAGCTTTCAATGGAGATAATTCAACAATTATTGGATATCAAGCTGGTTTAGAGGCAGATGGTACAGCAGGTAATTCAACATTAATAGGACATGAAGCTGGAAAACATTTAGATGATGGTACTTATAATACAGCTATCGGTATAGAATCAATGAAATCTAATTCAGGTGGTAGCAATACAGCAATTAGAAATACTTGTGTTGGTTGGAGAAGTGGAGATTTAATCCGAACTGGTTCTGATAATGTTGTTATTGGGCATGGTGCAGAAGTAAGTGCAACTAATGCTGTAAATCAAATTGCAATAGGAAAAGAAGCAGAAGGAGTCGCAGATAATTCAGTAGTTTTAGGTAATGCAGATATAACCGATGTTTATATGGCACGAGATAGTGGTGCTACAGTTCATTGTGCTGGAGCAGTTGTTTCAGAAGGAATAAATTTTCCAGATAATGCGGCTACAGGACATAGTTCCGATGTAAACACTCTTGATAATTATGAAGAAGGAACATGGACTCCAGTTCTTTGTAATCTAAGTGCAACTGGTCAAGAAATGACTATGAACGGAGAACAAGCTGGTACTTATGTAAAAATTGGTAGATTTGTCCATCTTAGTATTAATTGCGGTGCTGGTGGAAATGGAACTGCAACTAACAGCGACATGGCAATAAAAAACTTGCCTTTTGTTTGTGCAGGAAGTTCTACTACGGATAGAGGTTTTAGAGCATCTTTTAATGTTTCAAGTGCTGGAGGTCTTAATTTACCAGATGGAAAATTTCTTGTTGGTTTTTTAAATGCCGCAACACAAGTTATAGAATTAAGAAAAGTAGATGTTGATCCAGTTACTACAGGAGAATCTGGAAATACATCTCAAGTCTCACGAGATGAGTTAAGTGTTAATGGTGGTTTTGTAATGAGTGGAACATATATTAGTTAAAATATTTAATTGGATAATTAAAAAGGAAAAATAACATGGCTTTAACAAAAGTAGAAAAAGATGATTATGATATTAGAACAGATTATAAACACATAAGTATTCGCACAAAAACTTCTATTATGGAAGATGGGGCAGAAATCTCTTACAAGTATCATAGAAAAGTATTAACCCCAGATATGGATGTATCTAAAGAGTCAGCAGAGGTACAAGCTTTAGCTAATGCTTTGTGGACAGATGAAGTAAAGAAAGCTTACGAAGATAGTAAGAAAAAAGATTAATTAACAAACAAGGAGTCAAAAATGGCTAAAAAACAAAAAGAACAGAAGCCAGTCTTGACCTTAGATGATAAAGAATATATCATTGAGGATATGACTGATGAGCAAAAAGTAATGGTAAATCATCTTAATGATATACAGAACAAGCAAAGAACAAATCAATTTGTAGCTGAACAATTAGCAGTTGGGTACAATGCATTTGTCAATATGCTTAAAGAGTCTTTATCTAAAGAAGAGGAATCAGAGGACAAGTAAATGCTGATAAGGAAAAGTTCTAAGGGTCACGACCTAAAGTTGTATAGAAATACAACTCCCGGTGCGACTCGTACAAAGAAATATCCAGACGGTACAACAGAGACCCTTACTTATCCTTCTAGGTATAGTTATTTTTTAGTTTACAATGGAGAAGTCATAAAGAGAAGCAACAGTTGGGATACAATAGAAGAAGCTTATGTTGATAAATGCGATGATGAACATGGTGGTGGAGCAGGAAGAATGATAATAGGCAAGCATGAGCTTGTAAATAACGTGATACAGAATAAATGAAAAATCCTTTAGCGACACTGGTATCATGGCAATATAAAACTGGACAACTAGATGGCTGGACTGCATATCATTTAGCGGCTGGTGCTTTTTTATGTAAAATATTCCAATGGTTGAGTTGGTCAGATTTTTGGTGTGTAATGGGTGTGTTTATCATAGGCGTTCTGTGGGAGGTATTTGAATGGGTAATTGAAGGCGATGAGGAAACATACGGAACCAAAAAAGCGTGGGCATATAACACTATGGCTGATATAATTGTAGAAACTGGTATAGCTTGGTGGATGGTGCTATGAACAAAACAATTAAAACATTAAAGAACGGAGACTTTGAAGTTGTACATACGAGTTATAACATTCCTGTTAGTTATGTTAGCAATCCACAGTTGCACAAGTCAGGGGTGGATAGTGGCAAACGTGCCAATAGGAGAGGAGGAAAAATTTACAAATACAGTGTTTATAGAGATTGTTGATGCTGACTCTATTACACATTGGTATCATGGTCGTGTGTCTGATCATACTAATTGGTGCTACTTACATAATGATTGGGAAAAAGTCGAGGTAAAGTGAGTGCAAAGCCAGATACCGCTAGAAGTTATAGGACTACTATTCTTGACGATAACGCCATTGTTAGCATTAACCTTAAATGGTTGGGTCAGATTGCAGTCCTTATCGGAATGTTGGTTTATGGTTACTGGCAGATTGAAAGCCGTATTAGAAAGCTGGAAGATAAAGTTACTTATGCAGACGAACAAATTGGGAGCTTACTTGATAAGCACATCGTGGAAGAACGGGTTAAGAGAGAAGAGCTTGAACAGAAAGTAGCTTTCTACGAAAAAGAGTTTAACATCAACCCACTAAGTTGGGGCAAGAGAAAGAAGAAGTAATGGATTTTTTAGCAATATACGGTGAAGCAGGAATGATAGGAGTGGTTGGTGCTATGTTCGTATATTTAGTTATATCATTGTCAAACAAAAGTGCTAAACAGCAAGAACAATTAGAAAATTTAAAAGTAGAAAATAAGGGCCAGTCTGAAACATTAGAAAACATGGAAGGTATGATTATAAAGCTTATCAACAGATGGAATCAATCAGACGATAAACTAGATCGCAAGTTTGATGCTTTAACGAAAGAGATAAACGACTTAGACAACCAAGTATCTAGAATAGATGGTTCTCTAAGCAGAATAAATGGTAAACACTAATGGATAGTCTAAAGGTAACAGGATTAAGCACAAGCTTAGGTATTGTATACTGGACAGATTTATTGTCTGGTGTTCTTATGTGTATAATGTTTGCAGTGCAAATTTATTATTTGTATTTAAAAACCAAGAAAATAAAGGAAGATTAAATGGATATTAAGTCAATGTTAGTAAAGCTTGCCGAAGAGCAGGCAGATAAGATGCAGGAAGAAGCGTTAAAGCATTTAGCATCGGATGAGTTCACAAAAAATTTAGCTACAAAAATTAACGAGAAGGTAAATATACCTTGGATCAACGAAGAAAAAGAGCAGGAGCTTTTTGAGAAGTTGGTTGATGTAATGACAGATATGCTAGAAGGTGTATTTAAAGGTAAGTAATGCCTAAAAGGCTTTATAAGCTGAATGATTTTAGCGGTGGTTTAAATACAGTAAAAGACGTTGCTGATATAAATGACAATGAGGTATCGGTAGGGCAGAACCTTATGTTTAATGTGTATGGTGGTATGCAACCAGCATATATTATGACAGACTCTACCAATAATAAAATAAGTGCCTATAACAATGGTGACATATCCACTGTTCAACCCGGATATGGCTTAGGTTATTTTGAGACTGATCACGCTAGGGATGCTGTAACGGTTACGTATGACAATGCAACCATGAATCGCCAAAACGGATTTGACCTTCTTGAAAGCGATGGAACAACTAGAACGCCTAGTGGTGGAGATAATAGGAGATTAAACCTAAAGGTAAGTAATGTTGAGACAAATTTAGCTTCTTCATTTCCCATTGGAACCCTGTTGCTTTTGTCAGGTGTTTCTACAGCAACCCGTTCTTTTGCTAACAATAAATTAAATTCATCTGCTCAGGGAATATATACGGTTGTAGACACCTCTGGTAATGATATTATATTAGATCGTGAAGTTGATGCTAAGTTTGCAGAGGTTGATCCTGTAGATATTGATGATAAGTTTTCACTAATACTTAAGGGAACTTCTTTGGGGGATCAAGTTTTACTTTTAGCTGACCCTGCCGCACATAATATTGATGTGTTTTCTACAACAGCAAATAACTACACGCACAATGTTATTACATTAAATAGCACAGTAGTAAGCACCGCATCAAAAGTAAAGTATTTTAGGATAGAGGATTCTATTAGATGTTGTGATACTGCTGATAAAAATAATTCTAAAATACAATGGTACGGATGGATTCAAAGAAGACACTTTGAGGGTGCTAATTCTACTCTTGACAATGTTAACTCATACATGGATTACTTCCCTAAAGACAACGATTTAGCTTCTCCTACAGAGGATGACCTTGCAACTTCTTCTGGGACTTCTGGAGCTGTGTCTGCTTATCCTAATACCGCAGGAACTGGCTTTGAAATAGCGATAGCAACAGAAACAGATGTAGACGGTTTTATAGAAGCGGCTGAGTATGAATTAGCATCTACTTTTATATACGATGGAAACCAAGAGTCTCTTCCCCTAAAGTACACAAACACTCATACTGTTACCGAAGAGAATAGTTTAAAATCACTTTCGGTAAACATTGGTGCTAAAGGCCCTTATGATGAGCGAATATCTGGAGGCAGGATATACATTAGAAAAAAAGGTGATGACTCTGAGTTTGTTATGTTGTTAGATATAGACCTAACAAAAGGGGCTCGTATTAAGTTATCAGATGATTTCACTTCTTGGCATGATGCTGGTAGTTCTCAATACAACTGTCCTACCGCAACAGCATCTGCAAATTTTAGCATTAAACAGCTTGGTTTTATTACATACGAAGTAATAAACGGGTTTAGCTCTAGCATTTTTAGCAACGCTTTGGGTGATTCGGGAGAACATTGGAAGGATGCAGTTGTGGCTAATAATAGAGTGTTTGTTTGTAACGTTACGATGAAGGATGAAAACACAGGAGAAACAAAAGCAGATGCAACCTTAAGGTCTTATCCTGATAGAATTATGTATTCAATGCCGAACAGGTACGATACGTTTCCATCTGATAACTACATAGAAGCGGCCAAAGGTGATGCTGATGTCTATGTGGCTATAGAAGCTCATGCCGATAGATTGTTGGCTTACAAAAATAAAAGTTTAGATATTATAAACATATCAGGAGATGACCGTAATTGGTTCTTAGAGGACAGTAAAAAGTATCAGGGTGTGTTGCATCCAGAAGCAGTAAAAAGAACCCAATATGGCGTATTATGGGCTAATAAACAGGGTTTATACCTATACGATGGTTCATCAATTAGAAACCTAAAAGAAAATAGAATTAGCGATTCTGATTGGAGCTCTCATGTTGGTTCATTTACAGGAATTATTTATGATGAGCAAGAATCTATGGCTTTTATAATAAAAAGTTTAGACAATGATGGTGATGCTTTTATGTGTGATTTAAAGAGGGGAAACTTTACACTTATAAAAGATTTTGTTTTAGACAGTAACGATGGTTTAACTAATTCTGTAGATACTGAGAGCAATCAAACTTTAATAGGTCACGACACAGGCAGTTCTACAGATATTTACCAATTAAATAGGTCTGTAGCGGCTACTACCCTAACTAAATTTTTGACTAGAGCAATAGACTTTGGAGACCCTGCACAGGTAAAAAAGGTGTATGCGGTTCATATTACTTATAAATCAGATGTGGCCTTAACGAATAAGTTTTCTTTGATAGAAGAAGACAATTCAAGTAGTTCTTTGAGCGGAACAATTAATGCTAGTGCAGTTAACTGGGCAAAGGTAAAGCTTACGCCTTCTTCTCCTGTGGTTTGCAACAAAATATCTGTACAGCTTGACACTTCCTCTACATCCGCTAAGGTTTACATAAACGACATATCGATTGAGTATAGAGTTATATACAGAAAAGGTGTATAGTGGATAGGGTAAGTCGTTATTTAAGTGGTAAAAAGCAAGATAAAATACGTGTAGTAAATTTTCAACCTTCTGTGCAGTCTATGAGAGAGGGTGAAGAAGTTTTGTTTTTTAACAAAAATGGTTCATTATCTAGATACAGAAAAGAAAAGGGTTTACTCTGGCGTTCAGATATGAACACAGGTAACAATAGAAATATTGAGGGTAGGTTGACTGTTAATAACCTAGAGTATAGAACCTCATTTGTAGATTATCGTGTCTTTATGCACAATTTTGAAGATGATATTAACACTTCAAAAGTTTACATGCCTTGGTGGGGAACAACAGAAAGCACAGGAATGGATGACCACAGAGTTGGTTTTGTAACTCCATTTAAAATGACGTTACATAAAATTATTATTCGTGCTGACAACCTTACTGGCTCTGACGATATAACCATACGAGTTGAAAAACAAGACAATGACAACACTGAAGATGTTGTCGCTACAGCAGTATACGATGTTTCATCATCTGGAGCCATTTCTAGTGATACAAATTTTGAATTAAATAAATCTGATTTTGATAATGCTCCAACAGTAGATGCTGGTAAGCTTTGTGGTTTAAGCATTCAAGCTTCAAGCGACATTATGGGAAATCAAGATTTTTATATTTCATCAGTTTGGCGAGTAGAGGTGGAAATATGATAAAAACTTTATTAAATTCTAAGGAATTATACCATGATTGAACATTCCTCAAAATCAAAAGGTTACTTACCTATGAAATCCGGCCCTAATATGATGGGCTTTGATATGGGTAAATCTGGTAGCCTAATGGAGATGATGCAGACTGGTGGGCAACCTAGTCGTGGTGCGGCTATTCTTGCTCGGTCTAGACAAAGACGTGCAGATATAAGAGAGCTAGAAAAACAGCAAAGGGCAGAAGCTAAGAGACAAAAGCGTGGTGGTTTGTTTGGTAGTATTGGTGGCATAGGTGGAGGTTTACTTGGTTCAGCTTTGTTAGGGGCTCTTGGGGTAAGCACTGGTGGTTTAGGTTTGGCTTTAGCCGCTGGTCTTGGAACCGCTTTAGGTAGAAGAGCAGGTGAAGGTATTGGTGCTGGTAAAACAAGAAAAGCGGACACAGAAGGAACTGTATTTGGACAACAGTCTTTTAGAGATTTAGAACAGGCTAGTAGAGATTACACCAGAGGTATGGGTGAAAGAGCCATAGTATCTGGTTTAAAGTCTGCTTTAATGGCTGGCCTTACTCCCGGTGGAGGCATATTTGGAAAGGCTAGAGATGCAGGTGGAAAGTTAAGAGCGGCTCAACTAGCTAAATCTGTTCCTATTGCGGATACAGGTTTGCTGAATATGGATCCGCTTAAAACTCCCGGTATAGATACAGGAGCTGTTTCTCAGGCAAGACGTGTTTTTGATCCCTCAACTGGTGCTGGCATAGGAGCCTTGCCAGATATGCAGTTTACTACAGAAGGTGCTCTTAGTACAGCTCGATCTGGATTTGCACCACAATTTACTTCAAGTGGGTTGCCTCCGGTATTAAATACAGATACATTGCTGTCTCAAGTTTCCGCTCCAAATAGTGGATCAGGATTGTCTTTTTCAGATGCTTTTAGACAGGCTAGAGAAAGTGGATTAGATCAGTTTATATTTGGTGGTAATCCATATAGCACTGAATTAGCTATGGAAGATGGTGGTCTCATTGAATATCAGAATGGTGGTAGTGTTAATATACAACGGATTTTACAAGATGCTGGGGTTACTGCTTCTCCAGAGCAGTTAGCTTTGTTTGAGCAGTTTGACCCTACACAGCTGTCTAGAGCTACTGAAGCGATTAGCGATAGCTTAATGGGTATGACGGGTGGTCAGGGATTGGCTAGTGCTGGTTCTGGTTTTGGAGCACAAACATCAGCTATTGCAGAAGCTGTATCGGGAAGTCAAGCTTCTTTAGATCGACAAAGAGAAGATCAGCAAAAAGCATTTGAATCGGGAACATTAGCAGATTTAGCTAGGTTTGAAGAGCAAGAAGTGGAGTTCGACACTTTTAACCCTCCGTCAACTACGGTATCTTCTTTACCAACATCAGATCAAGGCCCTGTTATTTTTAACGGTACTCAATATGTATGGGATGATAATTCTGGTCAATACATAACTGCCAGTCAAGTTCTTTCTGGTGGAGGTTTTGGTGGTGGTATTTCTGGTGGAGGTGGATAATGCCCGGACACACTAGAAGTATATACAGCAGAGATCGGAGGTTAGGCCCTGCTAGGTTTGACAATCCCCTTGCAGACTTTTTAGATAGACTGCCAGATTATTTTAACGATTACCAGAGAAACCAACTAGCTCTTGAAAGACAGCAACTGGCAGATAAAAGATATGAGGATTCAAAAGAATTAGCTAGACAGCAGAGAGAAGAAGAACAAAAACGTTACGATACTCAACAACAAAGATTGGATGATAAGATAGCTAGGGATGAAAAAAACGAAAAAAGAAGGGTTGCAAACTCTTTTATGTCTCAAGGTCAGTATGAGCCTGCACTACAAATATTTAAAAATCTTGGTGATGTGGATAATGTTGCACGTATTCAGTCTATTCAGGAAAGCACCGTTGGAAGAGCAGATAGGTTTGCTGAGCTTAGGGCAAAGGCAGGTAGGTCAGACACTAATCACTTTGAATATAAATCAGAGTTGAAAAAATTCAGAGAAGATTTCAATATAAGACCCGGAGACAATAGCGATTTAGATGGTCAGTTGTTTCGACTAGAGCAATTAAACACTCAAAAAGTTAACAGGCAAAACCAAGGAATGATACCACTTGAAGAATGGAAAACTTTAGACCCTGAAGCTAGAGCGGATTATAATGCGGTGAAAGATGCAGAAAAAGTTATAAGCGAGTTGCGAGAAGAGCAAGTAATGGGAGCGGGTGTAATTTCATCTGGTCTTGGTGGCCCAAGTATATCAGAGAGGATAGAAAACCAAAGAAATAAAATATCTCAAATAATGAATAAGCCTAAATATAAACTGGAAACAGAGGCAGAATATAATTTTAGAACAAAGTCAGAGGCACGCTCTCAATTAGGTTTATCTCAACCTAATATAAACATGGGTGAAAATACTTTTAACATAGATGAGTTTACGCCTTCATCTGAAGAATCTCTTGCTGGTATGGATGTCAATGAGGCTGTTGAAAAATTAATTGCACCACCGGAATCACAACCCGACAGTGTTCAAGTTGAGAGTAGGACTCCTATACAAGACATACTAAATATACCTAGTGCACAGGCTCAACCTCAGACAACAGAACAAGACACTACTCAACCTGCTGATTTGCAACTTGGTGAAACTATTAGTGCACAGTCAACGGACAACTTTGACGTAAAGGATATATCTACAGCTAAACCCGTGTTGAAAAACCCGCAAACAGCTAGGAGGTATGCTAACGATGTTAAAAAATTACAAAACTTATCTAACAGATTGCTAGATGTTCAAAATATACCAAATGAAAAAAGCAGAGATTTTACCAGAAAAAAACTAAACAAAGAAATTGAAAAAATATCTAACGATATTAAAAAAGAATATGGAGAGTTTATTGATCCAAACACAGGTGAATTTAGCAGTGGTGAATTTAGCAATGATTTCTTTTCTGTATTAAGTTTATATAGCGATGTACCTCAAGATCAATTAAAACAATTATTCAAAGGTTTTTCTACAGCAAAGCCAGTACAACAAGCAATATAAAACATGCCAACAAACCCAGATTCATACAGGTCTTTTGCAGATGCTTTAAATCTGGCTTACAATAATCCAGATAAAATAAATAATACAACTTTAAACAGTTTACATGAAAGGTCAGATTTTTTAGAATCTGATTCTGACCCTGTTACTGACACATTTGATCCAGATGCATACACAGAAAACTTTTTACAGGAATCAAATAAAATAAAAAGGTCATCTGAAGATGAATCTTTGTATGGATTTATACCCGGAAACTGGCTACCAGACTGGGTTAAGGATGGGTACAATAGAAGTATAACGGGCCTGTCAGAACAGATTGTATCTGGAGAGCAAAGGTTTAATCTTGGTAATTATAATCCTAGCACATTAGAGGACATAGGTGCTACCGTAATATCTTTTATACAACCACTAGATTTTGCAACAATGGCGGCTGGTGGTGGTATTGGAGGGTTCGCCGCTAAACAAGCATTGAAATCTGGAGCAAAAGAGGCTCTAAAAAAAGGGCTGTCAAAAACAGCTACTAATAAGATAGTAACTAATAAATTAGATGATCTTGCAGTAAAAGAAATATTGGGCAATGCTCCAAATAAAGCAATACAATTAATGGTAAATGGTGGAGTTGCACCTACGGTAGCTAAGAAAGCTGTAGAGCAAGCCGCCCCTAGAGTAGTTCATAAGGCATTAATTGAAGGTGCGGCTGGAGCAACAGGATTAGGTTTTTATCAGGGTCTAGCCACAGGGCAAATGACAAAGATTGAAAGCGGTGACTTTGATGAAGTTATGGCTTTAAAAGAAAGTATTAAAGGTAGTGCGTTAGGTGCTGTGACAGCAGGCACTGGGCCGATTGTAAGGTCTGCCCTAAAAGGTTTAAATCCTACAACTCAAACTCTTGCTGTAAAAGCTGTAGAGACTGCTGAGTTTGGTACTCTTGCTCCTATTCTTAGCGGAGAAGATATAAATGTAGAAGGGTATATACATGCGGCAGGTGTTATAGGTGGATTAACAGCACAGAAAGCGGCGTTAAGGTATGCTAAAAAAGGTATAGATGCTGTAAAGTCTAAGCAGTACGAGAACGCAATGGATGCTGAAACTACAGCAAGATACATAATGGAGGAGACTGGTAAAGACGTTCAAAAAAGAAGTGTTCGTAATATGATAGAAACCAATGAAGTTTTTACGGATAGATATGGAACAGAGTTTGATCGTTTGCGTTTTAATGATAAACAAAAAACAGTTCAGTTGCGAAACAAGCAGACTCAGAAAATAGATAAAATTAATTACGATCAATTTGACCAATTATTATTTAGAAGAAAAAGCAAAGCTAGAACAGAAAAAGGTCTTGCTACATATAGAAATAATCAAATAAAAAACCTTACAAAAGAGTTAAAATTAGATACTAAAAAATTTAATGAGCATATAGATGCATCAAGACTAAAGCCACCAGCAGAAGGTGTAAAAAATAAATACTCCTTAAATTCTTTAAGTGGCGTAGAAAGGTTTAAGCTGTTAAATGAGCTTAGGCATGAGAAGAGAGTTCTTGATTTGGGTAAGCAGTTAACGAAAGCAGGTTGGGAGGGTAGCTTACTACCAAAGAAAAGATTTTTTGATGATCTGTTCCCCACTCTTCCTAAGTTTTACAGGCAAACAAAAAATAGAGGAACAACACAATTAGAAACGTTGTCATTTAGAGACTTTGATCGCTTCAACATTAGAGAGCTAACATTGACTGGTGACTTTATACAGCAGTTTAGAAGTGCAGGTGTGTTTAAAGGCGGTTTATTTAAAAGAAAAAAGTTATTAGAATACAATCAATCTTTAGCTGACAAGCTTGAAGACCCTAGATACGCTATTGCAAAAAATAAAAACCTACCAGACTTCCAAAAGGTACAAGAGATTAGAAAAACATTTGATAGCATATGGGAGTTGGCTAATAAGGCTGGTATTGATCTAGGCCCTAAAGAACAATTTTATTTTCCTAGAATGATAAAGCCTGAGTTTTTAGGAATATTTAATAAAGACATAGCAAATATAGCAAAGAATAATGCAGAGTTAGCATTTGATAGTAAACTAGCAAACAATAAAAATTTTCAAGACTTGCTAAAGTCTTACATAGACACAAAACAGTTTGATCCTGCTACTATTAATGCACTGCAAAAAATGGGTGGGGTTGACCCTAGTGTAACACCCAGAACAAGAGCACAGCAAGCTGAGGTCAATAGAAAGATGGCTCAAGCTTTTTACGACCTTAACCGTGCAGTTACGGTTCAGTTTGCTAATACAGCAAAGAACTTAGAAGTTGCTAGAAAAGGGGTTGATATACCAAAAGAATTTATGGAAAGAGATGTCAGATTAGTTCTTTCAAGATACTCAAAACAAGTGGCAAACAGAATATCTTTTGTGGAAACCTTTGGCAAGAAGGGAGAAGTTATTACTAGCAGAATTAATGCACTGCATAAGTCTTCTAAGGATGCTTTAAAAGCAGGAGATTTAAAACTTTCAAAGCAACTTAGTGAATCAAGTAGATTGTTAAAACAGTTATTTTCTGCCTCTACAAATAAAATTGAAATTGATCCATCTTATAATTGGAAGACACCAACTGCAAGAAAGTTTTGGGGAGATATTGTTGATTTCCAAATAGGTACAAAGATTGGTTTAGGTTTTGCTACAATACCAAACATAACACAGACTTTTATCTCTACTGCAATACGAACAGGGTATAGGCCTTTGGTAAGGTCAATGTATAATTTATCTGTAAACCCTGTAGTGGATTCTAAAACTGGATTAAGATACAGAGATGCTATTAGAAAGTCTGGTGTTTCTAATTTGTCTGTCTTTCAAATGATTTCTAACTTAGAACCATCAGATAGGTTCATGGGTAGGTTTGCGGATATAACAACAAGGGTTTCACAATTCCAAAGAATAAATGAGTACAACCAAATACTTTCTGCGGCGGCGGCTAGGGAGTGGATACTGGCACTTAGGAAAACAGCTAATGGAAGAAGTGCTTTACTAGATACAGGTATTAAGTTACCTCAGTTGTTAGGCGGTGCTAGGATAAACAGAAGGCAGTGGGCGATTAAGACCCTAAATGAATTAGGCTTTGCAGATCATACAAAAACTCCCACACAGAGACAACTATATGAAGCTATGTATAAGTTCTCAAGAGACAGTCAGCTACAAAGAAACGTGCTCACAGAACCTTTAGTTTCTCTTGACCCTAGATGGAGACCTTTCTTTTTATTTAAAAAGTTTGGTTATAAACAGTTTAACTGGATGAGAGAGCAGTTACAGGCAGAGGTGTCTCGTGGTAACTTGTTTCCTATGCTAAGACTTGGTGTGGCGGGGATGGCAGGTGGTGAGTTTGTTGGATATGCGAGAGATGCATTTGCAGAATATATAGCAGGTAATGAGGTCTATGATAATAATAGATATATGTTTCCGTACCTACTAAAAGGAACTAAGCTATCAGATGTGGGATCAGATCAATTTGTAGAAATGTCTGAATTTACCATAGACGATTATGTAGATAGGTTTGCATCTGTTGGTGCGTTTGGTGTCATAGGAGATATTGTTGCTAATGAAAATAAAATAAGAGCTATTGAGTTTGCTTTCAAACCTGCGATCGTTCAGGACTTTGATAAGATATGGAGTGCTATGACCAGAACAATAGAAGATACAAAGACATACGGATTAGGAACAGTTAAAAGACTTCCAAAGTATGTGGCTCCTATACTCGGTACAGTTCCTAGAAGATTTGCTGAGAAGTTTGAACCCGTTGGTCAGAGAAACGCTTATGTTTTAAGAATTAAACAATTAAGATTAGGAGACATAAGAGATGCTATTATAGATGGTGATAGCGACAAAGCCGTTAGATTAATACAAGATTACAATAGAACTTATGGAGCAGAAAATCCTATACTATATGATGACTACGATGCAGATGCGATTACAGAAAGAATTATAAACAGAATAAAGAAGAGACAAGAAAACGTAAGGAGAACTAATCCGTAACGTACAATAAAGTTTCTTCTGCAAATTCTGGAAACCCATGCTTCTCCCAGAACTTAGCTAATCTTTTGTAATATACTTTTGTTGTGATACGGTTTCTTTTTAAGTCTTTTATAATTTGCATAAACTCAGAAACCAGTTCAGGTTCCATAGGTTTTTCTTCTACTGGAAAGTCATCCAATATATCCATTACTTACCACTCCTTATTTCTATAGAAAAAAGTTCTTCTTTCTTTTTCTTTGTATATGTAGACCTTTGACTCTTTGTCATCTTCAACCAACACTCTGGAAGTGAGGAAACTTGAGTGTCATAACTACCTGCAACACCACAAAATTTTTTAAGTTGGTCATCGTTTTTCTGCTTTTGTGGATTAAAATACGATTTACCGCAAAAACCACAGGTTCTATCAATTTTACTACAAATTTCAAACATTGGCTTTAAAAAACCCCCTCTAATCTCACGATTTTCGCTGTAAAATAAATTATTGGACATAAGTATCGCCTAAATAAAAACTATTGAATAAGGGGGCCGTAGCCCCCCTATTATTAACAAGACCTAAAATGGCGTTTTTTTCTTGTACTCTTCCTTAAACTGACCAGAAAGATACCTATCTCCCTTATCGGTTTCGTTAATCCAAAGAGAAAAATCTTTCTTCTCTCCGTTTACCATACCGTTGCCAGTGTAGTCAGGCTTTTTATCACCGTCTTTTTTGTACTTGTTTTTCCACAGCGTAAAGCTGTTGTCTTTTGTTTTGTATTCGGCCATTTTGCCTCCTAGTTATGGGCAAACTAATTCATTACATTTTTTAGCCAACTAAGAGACTTTACATTGTCATTCTCTTTTTTGTAATTATTAGCCTGCCCTGTTTTGTTATTCAATCTTGTTTCAAGTTCTACCATTCTTTTGTAAGTCGATCCATTTTCTGAAACTCGACCTTCTTTAATAATTTTTTTATAATATTTAACGAGACCTCTTGCTCCCATCAGTTTATTATTCTTCATTTGCCATCTCCTTCATTATAGATAGTGTGTTAATAAAATATTCATAATCTAAAACAATATAAGGTTTGCCACGATCTTCACGAATTACTACGCCATGCTCTTGTTTCTCTGGCTTCATCCACATTGCTATCTGCTTTCTTCTTTTGCATCCAAAATATTGACCTTCTATTTCTATATCTCCTTGCTCATGCTGTGCACCACCTCGGTCTCTGTTAAACGCTTGGAGCCCTGCTTCTTTTGCCATGCGTACTGCTTGTCTCTGTAACTCTGCACCACGTTGCCTTGCCCTTCTGCCACGCCTTACGTTCTTTGGATTCTTCATACTGCTAACCTCATTTTACTGTACATCTTTTTATTTCTACAGCGAGGGCAACTCATATAAAGCCTTTTAGAATCTGACCAGTGAGTATTGTCACACTTATCACATTGATATAGATATTCTATGACATACTGACCATTGATATATTTTGTTCTGGTAAGGTCAAACATTTTTTACTACAGAACCTTCTACTGTTAATTTTTCTTCTTCTAACCTATCTAAAATTGCATTGTTTTCCTTGTCTAGCATTTTAGACTCAATTCTTCTCATATCTTTCAATAAAGATTTGTAAGGTTTGATATAGCTATGCATATTATTATCTTTAAAACCTAGTATAGCCATGCTCAATGCATTAATGTGAAGTGAAACTTCTTCTTTAGAATATTTAATCAAAGCTGTACAAGTATATTTTTTCATATTAATTCTGCTCCTCTATTTACTGGCAGATATGCATTGGTTCTAACAATACTACCACCATTAATTGTTTTCTGTGTCTTTGTATTTTTAACGTCAAAATCAAACAAAAAGTTTCCATATTTATCTGTTATTTTCCAATACATAATAATCTCATCTGGTATTAGATAAAGAAAGCCAATGAAAGGAACTCTCAAAAGTTGTGATAGTTTCCTGCCATCAAGTATCTTGTCAAATGTAATAAGCCAAGACCCAAACTCCCTGAGTTTCATAAGACTCATATCTCTACACTTAGACTCGAAAATTCCTGAGACCTGATTGTTTTTCACAATGATACCATCAACCTTAGCATCCATATCTTTATCTGTTTCGATTAACATAGAGTTGTCCTTGTGCTCTTTGCATATATGAAAGTTTATTTTCTCTAACATTTTTCTTTCATACTCTAAAGACTTTTGTCCTTTATCTGTTAGTATATCCATTAGAATGGTACAGGCGGTTGTTCTAATAATTGTATTACTGTGGCTACCGGGTAGTGAACCTCTGTATCTAGATCATTTATAAACTTCTTCCTATATACATCGATCAATACCTTAGCCATTTTAATATCGTGAAGATAGAGGAAGGGCAGTTGGTTGCCCTCCCCCTCTTCTTTCCTAAGCTTCATCATGGAGATAAATTTTGCAAAGCCCCAGTTCTTCTTGTGTTCGTATAGTGAATCTTCTGTCTTCTTATATCTGAATATACCGTTATCCCTCACAATACTATCAGCATAGTCGGGATGTTCATCCTTGTCTATTTCGTATTCAGGTTTGAATATATCTGCCACATACCTACCAAACTTTACATTTTTAGATATATCCATACTTACAATACTAGCGGTGTACCTTCCCGCAGGGACTGACTTACTGAAATCAAGTGGATCACCGGGATAAAATGCATCTCCTAAATCCATCTTAGGCTGACTTCATTACCTCTATTTTAGATAGACATGCTTCTAAGTTGTCAATAGTAATGTTGCCATTCTTTAACTGATATAGCACCTTGTTCCTGTTCTTAGCACCTAAAGACTCCACCGCTTTTTTTATCTGCTTCTCAACGTATTCCTGATCTGTCTCCTTAATTACCTTACCGTTAAACTTATCCTTTACCTCCTTCACCAGTTCTTCATCTGTCATGGCTTCTTTCCTATCAAGCATTTCTTTAATGCCGTGATAACCATGTATGATAAACTGCACCCATTTCTCCATTGTCTTCATGTTGTCAGGTGTAAGGTCATGCCCTTTCTCAATGAAGGCTACTGCGACACCATGTCGTATTTTACCTTCTGTTATCTTATCCCAATCGGGTTGTTTGTCGCTCATAGATCGACTCCTTTCTCTTTGTATCCACCGCCACATACCTCATAGAAGTTGCAATACTTAGGGTTGCACTCCCATTTGTATACAGGAGCTATACCTAACTCTATAGGTGGATTACCTGTTTTAAAATTCTCTTTGACATAATACCAATATTCTTTTGCTTTTTTAATATAGGATACTGGCACTACCTTTTCTTTCATTCTTGAATTATCTTTGTTATAATATAGTAACGCTAGTTTCTTTAATTTGTTCCCAGTATGTTCTTCAAACCACCAACCGTACGTACCTAGCTGTATGTTATAATTAACAGATGGATTAGGATCAGGCTTTCTACCAAACAAGCTTTTCCACTTCCAAGCATTGCACGTTTTAATATCGTAGAGTGCGTTATCTTCAACAATAATTACATCTAGAAACCCACGCACATTTACATCAGGTAATTGTATCTCACGTTCTATCATTATCTGAGAACCGTTGATTCTTGCATAATCTATCAATGCCTCTTGAATGTCTCCATGTACCAAGTCTCCAAGCCTAAATAATCTCATGGTATCATCATCTACTGGTTTTGGTTGTACATCTGCAACATGTTGGAAGTAATGCTTTCGCACACACATACCTGCCGATGAAGCGTGAAACCATTTCTCTTTTCCTTGATATCGTTTTTTCTGGTGAAGGTCATTGCCTTTCCGCAACCAGTCTTCGTATATCTTTTGGATGTTTAACATAGTTTGTCCTTTGGTATAATGAGGCAGGGCAGGCCCTTTGAGATGTGTAGTTGCGGAGTGGATCGGAAAATTCGTTGGAGCAAAAACCGATCCTGCCTGCCCTGTAATAATTTCATTTAATCTTTTATCTCCAATGTTTTTTCTTTGTCTGCATACAAGTTAATCTCTATGACAGCACCCTCATCTGTTTTGACATAGATTGTTTTGACGTAAGTCTTGCCACCTCTGATCGGGTACTCCTCCACAGATAGAGATTTAACCTTATGTATATTAACTTCTTGATAGTTCCCTAGTGTTGACTGCATTGTCCTCTCCTTGTATTGTTTGTGCCCATTTATCTAGTGCATTGTATTCAGATGACTCTGCTTTCTGCACGAACTCCAGAGCTTTTCTTAGACCAGTAATCTCAGCGAAATAATAATCGTTAGATGGATTATCATCCCACTGCTTCTCCACGTTAGTGATCTCCTTAGCTATTTGATATTTTAGTTTACTTAATACTGTAAACACCGTTGTCTCCTTTTTGTTGTTCTATTATGTAACGCATCGTTTACTGATTTGTTCCCGTTTATTATTATATTCTTCTACAATATCTTTTATGTTCTTCATGTAATCAAATTGCTTGTGGGTTTTCAAGTGATGGCAGTTTCTACATCTTATCTTGCACTTCTGTATTTCTTTCTCTATGGTTTCCCATTTGTATCCTGCTCTGACAAGGCTACCAACTCCTTCGGTTGGTCTTATCCTCCCTCTCTTCTTGACTCCCTTAACGTGATCAAACTCCAGAAGTCGATGGTCGTTCTCACCACAATCTACACAGCCATGAATAAAGTACTCCATAAATATTTTCTTATAGTTTTCTCTTGTTACACGAGCCTTTCTTTCTTTGACTTGCTGTATCCTGTGTTCCCTATGAGATTCATACCACGTATCGTTGTGATACTTTCTTTGACAAACCTTACAGGAGTATTGTCTACCATCGGGTTTAGCACGATTGATATAAAACTCCTTACGGGGTTTCTCTTCTTTACATGTGGCACATCTCTTCAACATCTCAAGTTTCGATTCTGTTAATTTAGCTATTTCTAGTTTCAGATTCAATGTTTTCTTTTGAATCACCTGAGTCTACATCTATCTCTAAATATTTCTCATCATCCATGACATAACCAATCGCATCTTTTTTCAGAATAGACCTAGCTTCCTCAACTGACTCAGCTTCTACAAATCCACTAGCTGTTATTGTCCAGTAGTACTCTTTCATTAGTTGACTCCCTGCTTTGTTTTAACACCTGATACACTTAACACGACTTCATCACAATCATCAATGCCTAGACACTCCCTGACCTCTACCCAAGTCTTAAGTTTATAAAAGTCTTCTGGGTACAGATTAAGATGTCTGACACAAGGCTCATATCCTTTGTCTTTTAGCTGTAGTTTTTGTTTCTTAGTTAGTTTCATTATTTGCTCCTTTTTATAGGGGCGGGTTGCCCCGCCCCAGTTTAGTTTACGCTACCTCTTCCTCTACGGGATACTCTTCGTATTCGCCCATTCTTTCAAGAACACGCTGAACTAGATACCATATCGCATTAAACCTCATGTTTCTTTCATGGCGATCATCTAGTCTACCCTGATTGCAATCCCAGTTGTATTTGTTTACAGCCTTTAAAACGCTTAGCATTTCAGGTGCAGACGTTATCAACTTAATATTGCTCTCAACTTCCTTTTTAGGCAGGGTGTCGTTTATCTCGCAAATTACCTCTGCAAAGGCTTCGTCCTCAACGTACCCAAGTATCGTATTGCGGTTGACTTCATCTAATTCCCATTTTCCTCTGGTTTTATTTTTACTAACAGTTTGGTCTTTCATAATAGCTCCTTTTTATTATTGTTGTTTTAAGCTTCGTGCTTACTTATTAAACGCACCAAGTTTCAAAAAGTTCCAAATTAATTTTTCACGTCAAAGATATGGTAGACCTCAACATGGGTATTGCAATCATAATTTGAGCAAGTAAAGTTAGATACGATACCTTCGCTCTGTTCGTCTTCATACACCTCTTGGACATCGTGATCGCCACCCCATATTAACTCTGACTTACATTGCCAACAGCGGAACACTTTGCAATCGTTATCATCCTGAGCCTTGATAACATCCTTGAGTCTTCTGATCTTTGCATCTCGCCTTTCTACCATAGCTTCATACTGTAGTAGTTCTAGCTGTAACTCCTTATATTTATTCACTTACGAAACCTCTTCTGTTTTTCACGCTTCACTTCATCTATGGAAACTACAAATGCTGTGCATAAAATTATGATGAATAGCAAGATGACCAACTCTGTCATTTTCCCCTCCAGTCTTGGATTGTGTAAACCACTAAAGTTACCAAAAACATTCCCATTGAGAAAGCTACCAAACCCATACCAAGTATTAAAAAGTTTACTATCCACTCTGCTAAATCTATTAGTATCACTTTTCCTCCTTTAACTTTTTAATCTCAGTTCTTATGTACCATCTCATTAAGTAGTGGTAGATAAGATGTAACACCGCAAGATATACGACTATAAAAACATCAAATCCATTCTCTGATAAAGACTGTAACCAATGTATCACTTCTCCTCCTTTTGATGTGTCTTTTTTAATTGTTTATTAAGATCAGTTAATAACTCTAGGTGAAAGAATAAAATCTTATCATATTCGTCTAGCTTCTTCTCAATCTCTTTTAGTTTATCCATTATTAGAGATGTGTCCCATGAAATCACTTTATCCATTATCCCTCCACCTGCTTTGCCCTTTTTAATATCCATGTTTCCCAAGCTATTGTTACCAGTTCTTCATTCAATCCATACTCACTAGCAATATGTTCTAGTTCCCTTTCAATAGCTTCGTCTAGGTCAGGGTGAACTAACTCAGCTAACTTGTCTAACTCATAACCTTTCATCTTTTACTTCTCCTTTTTGTTTATATGTTCTTATCATACAGACTAATAACAAAAGATAGTTAATGATGTCCATAATTCTACCTTCTATGCTTTCCGAGTATTCTTTACCATCTTTGAAATAGTTAAAAAGACTACTTGTGTGCTTCATTAAATATACAGAAAGTACCTTCATTGGTGATAGCCCTAATGTTTTTGCTATGTTCTCGAAGTTCCATAAAACATTTGAGTTATGGTGTCCTTCTGTATACTCAATGCGTTTGTCGTCTGAAAGTTTGAGAGTTTTCTTGAGGAAGTCCTCTCTCATAAATTGATATTCTTTTGAGTTCATAAGTTTCTCCTAGTTTCAAAGTATAGATTGATCTCTTCTCTATATAGTTTGCTTGTAGAAATCGGATCGTTTATGAAACTTGCTATCACTTCACAAAAGTCTTTTTTCTTTAGTTTGCAGTTGTCAATATCCAGTTCAAAGAACATAGCTACATCTTCTTTAGTTATCTTTTTTATCATTGGATACGGCATGTTTACTCCTTTCCTTATCACGCTCTAGTTTTCTTTTGATCTCTTCCAAGTATCTCTTGGCACTATCGTAACCCATCTCGGTTACTAACGCTTTTATTTTACCCATTACTTCTCCTTTGTTTATTGGTTATACGAGGTTAGTTCGTATTGGTTCCAATTTATTTTAATAATTTTGATGCCCATGTAATTCCATGTGGCAGTTAGCACAAAGGACAATACACTTCTTGATCTCATCAAATATCTTTTTGAGTCCGAATCCATCACTAATCATGTTGCCAACATTGGCTTCCTTCGTGTGGTCGTGATGATGGAATTGTAATGCCCAAGTAGAAAACTTTTTACCTCTTGATTTCTGAGAGTAACCACAACTTACACAACTCAGTTGTTCCTTGTACTCTCTCACCTTTCTAGCTTTCTCCATTCTTCCGTTGGGTGTTTTCTTTTTGTGATCCCAATAGCATCCATGTTTTGTACAGTAGTATCTTCTGTATGGATTACCCGACTTGTCAAGCATACTCGTCTTAGCAAACTCTGATAAATCCATACTGACATTACACCCCTTACACGTTCTTGTTTCTGTCATCATACACCTCCTTAATAATGTACATCTGCCGGTACTACAAAAACCTTTTGATCTTGCAGGTTCTTGGCATCCCATTTGTTCAGCACATTGTTTAAATGACTCCTAGACTTTATCCCTTCGCCATCGCTATCATACATCCACACTCCTGAACCTCGGTAGTCTCCCACAGATTTGTAATGGTACTGAAGATGACTATCTTTCAGAGATTTTATAATTTCTAGGTCGCTCTTATTTTCTGTAATCTTCCGTATTTCCTGTAAGTGATACCTCATATCCCTTAATGTGTTTCTCCATCCATCTACCACCAATTTACGCCCTTCTGCGGTGCTTATCTCCGACACTGGTTGCAACCTATCGCCCCAATACGAAGTACCACCATTATCAAAAGTATCGTAGTAGTCAAATGGATATTGCCCTTCGCATAAATATTCCATGTTATTTCTAGCTTTGGAAATCGCCTCACTTCCAGAATTAGCGTAGACTATGTTTCTTATTATCATGTGCATTACTCTTCCTCCTCATCATGTACCTCATCCCACAGATTTTCAGCCACCTCATAGAATTGGACTTCCCTTATAGAACTGTTTACGATGTCGTTAATAAACCCGTATGTATGTTCACATGAACTAAACACATCATCAGCCATTCTTATTGCCCACTTTTCAAGTTGCTTGGCTAGTTCATATTTACTTAAACAAGCCATTGCAAGTTTTCTAGCATGGCTATAATCTCCCTCTGTGTTTGTAATCCACAGATTAAAATTCCAAGTTTCATAATTTGGCCATCCGTTGTATTCATTACTCATTTGTTACTGCTCCTTTTATTGTTTGTTTACTTATTATACTACACTATTAAAATAAAGTTCCCATTTATTTTTTAATTGTTAAACAATCATTACATCTAACATTATCTTTACTTGCATCTAAATTAGATAGTCCTAGTTCGTTTAGTTCTTCTTGTGTAAATCCATTAAATCCGTAAAAATAACCATCAAAAAAGTTTCCGTATTTATTACACACATCACAAGTACTCCATCCAATTTCATCATCTACAAAAACTATTCTATATTTTTTATTCATTTTATTTCTCCTAAAGGGGATGCATTACACACCCCCTTTAATTTCTGTAAGTTAGTTTACTTTCTGTACTTTGTATCCGTACTCAGAACCCACATAATTTATGTGCTTTGATGTTGTTACAGACCACCATCCGAGCGGTGTAATTGTTCTGTTTTTGTGGTCTATCTCTGCCACTCTTGTTTCATAGCTATATACAGAATCGTCTGTGGCTCTGAGGTTTTGTTTGTATTTGTCAAATGTTCTCATTTTTTATAGTCCTTTTTTTATTTGGTTTACTTGCGAATCAATTTGATTTTGAAACTCTGTCTTTTGTGAATCCTCTGCAACTTTTGTAAGGGTTGCGATTAGTGAGGGTATGTCTTCAAGCAAGAAAAATAATTGAGCATCACGTTTGTTTGAAACGTCTTCAACTCTGCTAATGCTTATTATATTTCTTCCTTCGTCTGTGTTTTCGCATACCTTCATTTTTTGCCAAGATGATAAACCTTCACCATCCCAAAGACGAGCCTTCACAGGTTTTCTATTACTTCCAAAACCTGACTTAATTTCTGTACTGTTTACTTGTTCCATTTTATTTTTACTCCATTTTTTGTTTTGTTACTTGTTATACTATCCGAGTTGCGGAAAGTTCCAAAGTTTTTTTATTATCTTTTAAAATAAGAAATATCTTTTGTAATTCTTGAATACAAAGTATTTCTTCTTATACTTGTTTCCCACTTTTTATTTAAATCTAAATTATCAACTACCCACCAATAGCAATCCTCATAAGTATCAAAAGTTTTATAATATTTTTCATCATCGGTTTTATTATATATATAATATGTCTGTATTTTATTCATTTTAATTCCTAATTAATTGTTATATATAGTATACTCTTAGTATTAAAAAAAGTTCCAAAATAATTAAAAAAAATTAAATCTTTTTTGGGGGGATGTGTAAGGGGGATGTGGTATATAAATCAGCTTATATAATATAGGATAAATAGGGGAAGTAATTAACTTACATATATACCCACATATTACAGAACTTAGGCGATTTACCTACCTACGTGCACACTATATAATAAAAATAAACTACCAACGTGCACAAAGTTATAAAAAAACTACTTACGTGCACAATCTACCTACGTGCACAGAAATATAAAAAAATATAGAAATAAAAAAAGATACAAAAAAAGAGCAGTTTTACATCATGCTCAGGATGTTTTGTGTTATGACTGGAATATATCAGTTTGGTTAGGGTCTACAAATGGTTCATCATAGGTATCTTTACCATATTGTAGAAGTCCATCAACTACTAGAGCATTGTTTTTGATAGCCCCTTGGGTTATCTTTTTCTGGTGCCATAGTATTTGAGTACCGCTATTCAATAAGTCCCATGCTGTAAACTCAGTACCAGTTTGTGGATATTCCTTAGATACTAGCATATTCTTTACAATTTGACCATATTGCTGAGTAGGAAGCTTTCCTAGATATTTATCATTATCTGTAAGTACTTGCAATTCCTGAAAATCAATAGGTTTCTGTAATTTACCACAAGCTTGTGAAAACTGATTAAGCATATATTCTGGATTCCTACCAGTAAGTTGTGCTACTGACTGATTGATTTCGGACTGCCAGTCTAGTTGATTGTTTAAAGTATGTCTAAACTCATAACCAAACTTATGCGTTTTTGATCTCATTCCATTCTTGCATACCAGTCTCATAAAATAACATAAGATACCAGCTTTAGTGCTACTATCATAGCTATTAACAACTTCCATAACTAGACCAACAACATCACCAACTTCAGGAACCTTAGCTTCTAACCCACCGTCCTTACATAACCAAGTTTCTCTAAACACTTTACCATCAAAAAATACTTTTTGTAATTCCCAATGCATACCAGATGCATTACGAATTTCACGTCCTACTTCAGATATTTCTTTATTAGAAACGCATAAGTAATTTTCTTTTACAATACCCATCTCAGTATCTTTTCCTTTAAGCATCAATCTAATTGAATGTGCTTTAGATAATCCACCGTATTGTGTTTGCAATGGTAATTTCTGTATCTCAGTAAATGGGTCTAATGTATTGTCAAATTGATTAACTATAATTGGTTTATCAACAGATTCTACTTCGACTAATTGACTGATGTTATTCATGTTAGGCACTATTTGTATTTGTGTATTATTCACATTTTACTCCATTTTATTAGATTAAGAAATATGTTTGTTTTGTGCTACCCTTCATTCTACGATCAGGTAGCGATGCATCCATAATAAGTCTAGGTCTATTTTCACCGTATCCAATACCCGGCTTCATTCTTACATACATCACAAGGTAAAGGTACAGTCCGACCACCATCGGCTGACTGCATATCGTATAATTGTCAAAGAACATCAAGACATTTAGTCAATGTCTTTGACTATTATACGCTCCAGAAATGAAAAAAGTTTCATAATATTTAAACTTTTTTAAAAAAAATTTGCGGTATATAATATAACTGGCTTAAGTCAATTTGTTTTTTCTAACACAATATTTCTAACCTAGAAACGGATTAGGGGGGCGGCCGTGTGCAAAAAAAGAGAAACACACATGCTAATATATTTTTCTGAAATTTTTGGAAGTTTTCCCCAAAGGCGGTACTATAAATACAAAAGCGGTACTATATATACTATATTACTATTTACTACTTACTATAATTACTATATATTACTATATATACTATATTACTATATATATATTATATATATATTATATATACTATATACT